TAATGCCAAGACCCATTAAACTAACTCCTGCTATAGAAACACTGGTACTTTTACATAACGAAAGATACCAAACTCCATACGAACTCATCCCATTTTTTGACTACTACATAGGAGAAAAAACAGGACTGTACACATACTTGACATACTCAGGAGCAGTGTATTATGGGAAGAAAGCACTCAAACCATGAAAACCCCAGACCTCCGCACAAAACTTCAAAAGAAAGCAGAAGTAAAACTAGACGCAGTAGGTAAAAAGATAGGAACTGCTGTAAAGAAAGGCGTAAAGACCTACAAGGAAAAGGTAAAGAAGGCAGACGAAGCATACGCGAAGTCCCCAAAAGGAAAGAAAGCAAAAGCCCTCTATGACGCAGGAGGTAGCTACTAACTATGTTAGAAGGTAGACCAATAGACTCCATCTGTCCTTACGATAAGAACGCTAAGAAACACCCGAAGAAACAGGTGGAGCAAGTTGCTGCATCCATTAAGGAGTTCGGCTTCAACCAGCCTATCGTAGTAGATAAAGGTGGCGTAATCATAGTGGGACATGGTCGCTACGAGGCCGCTAAAACCCTAAAATTGGCTTCTGTGCCTGTTTTAGAGGTAGACCTGACACCTGAACAGGCTAACGCCTACCGCTTGGCCGACAACAAGCTAAACGAGTCCGAATGGGATATGAGCCTGGTAGTAGAGGAACTTAAAGGACTCTCAGAACCAATGCTCACGCTCACAGGCTTTGATAAGGATTTAATACTAGAATCTGACGAGAAAGATGATGAAGTACCTGAGCTACCAGAGGAGCCACAGAGCAAGCTCGGTGACTTGTATGAGCTAGGCAATCACAGGGTATTGTGTGGGGATAGTACGAAGATTGAGGATGTGGAACGGCTTATGGATGGCAAGAAGGCGGATATGGTGTTTACTGACCCGCCGTATAATGTTGATTATGAAGGCAAAACAAAAGATAAGCTCAAAATAGATAATGATAAACTCTCTACAAATGACTTTGACTTGTTTTTGAGTGATACTTTTATCAACCTACACCACGTACTTGCAGAGGGTTCACCAATTTATGTTACTTGTCCCCTAGAGGATGGTTCTTTTCATAAAGCCTTTCTAAATTCCGGTCTTAAACTTCAATCAATTCTTGTGTGGGTAAAAAACACAATGGTCATGGGGCGAAAAGACTACCATTATAAACACGAACCAATACTATATGGATGGAAAGAAGGCTCGGCACATTACTGGAAAGGTGGTAGGGATAAAGTTTCAGTAATAGAGTGCAATAAACCTTCTCGAAGCTCTTCCCATCCGACAACAAAACCAATAGAACTTATAACAGAACTAATGGGGAACAGTATTAGGGATGAGGGTATAGTGACCGACCTCTTCCTCGGTTCAGGCTCAACACTAATAGCAGCACAAAAGACTGGGCGTATCTGCTATGGAATGGAACTAGACCCAAAGTACGTAGATGTCATAGTAAAACGATGGGAGGACTACACTGGTGAGAAGGCGGTAAAACTATAAAATATGGCTGGACGACCAACACTTAAAACAGAAGAAGTCATTAGGAAAATAGAGGAGGTAGCTGCACTTGACGGAAGTGTAGAAGAAATGGCGTACTACGCTGGTGTTCACGTAGATACTGTATATGGCTGGCTTCAAGCAGATAAAGCATTTTCCGAAAGAATAAAGGCTTTACGCGAACGCCCTGTACTCAAAGCACGCCAAACGGTTGTTAAGTCACTTGATGACCCTGACAACGCCTTCAAGTACCTAGAAAGAAAAAAGAAGGCTGAGTTCAGCACACGTAGTGAACACACAGGAGCAGATGGTAAGGACCTATACCCTGACCCACTCACAGACCAAGAGAAAACAAAGCTAAAAGGACTACTCAATGACACAACAAGCACTGGATAAAGTTATTAGTGGTACACCAGACGAACGAAGGTATTTGTGCGAACAATCCTTTATTCTCTTTGCTATTTACTACTTCCAAGAGTACTTCAAGTACCCCCTTGCTAAGTACCACTACGACTTCAACCAAGACCTCCACGACCTAGTGAATGGAACTATCCGTGAGTGTGCCTGGATAGCCTTTCGTGAAAGTGCAAAGACTACCTTTGCAAAGCTATTTGTTATATGGCTCATAACCAACGATAAGCGTAAGTATATAAACGTAGACTCTTTTGATAAGGAAAACGCTGAACGTATCCTATTTGATGTAGCTTTTGAACTAACAAACAACACCCGCCTCCGTTCAGACTATGGAATCCTATTCTCTAAAGAGCGCAGCATAAATGAAGTAAAGCAGAACCGTATAAGCAACTTCATCACCCAGAATGGTATCCGTGTAGAAGCTCACTCCACCCAGGAGTCGGTGCGTGGTCGCATTCACTTGAATCAACGCCCAGATGTATTGCTCCTAGACGACTTTGAGACAAACAAGACCAAGGATAGTCAGGCGTACACCAAACAAGTACGGGACCACATCACAGAAGCACTTGCTGGTATGGCCCCAGAAGGCTTTATCCTATATCTAGGAAACTACATCAGTGAGTACGGTAATGTGCAATGGATTATGGACCGTGCAAAGAGCGACGAGAAGCTACGCATCCGCAATATCCCCGTAATGATAGACCAAGTACCAACATGGCCTGGAAAGTATGCACTTACTGACTTAGAGGCAGAAGCTAAGGGTAAGGTATCTATTGAGGATAAGCAGAGACAGCTTGGCTCTCTAGTGTTCAGCTACGAGATGATGAACCAACCAATAGATGAAAGCATGGCTGAGTTCAAGCGGGAATATACGCAAGTAGCCACAGAGGAAGCCTATAAACACAAGGAGATAAACACATTCATAACGATAGACAGCGCAGTATCCGAGAAGACCAGCGCAGACTTCACAGGTATTACTATCAACCGTGTAACCCAAGAGAATAAGTGGTACATAACCGCCTACAAACTCAAAGTAAACACTAAGGACCTTATAGACCACCTGTTCTACCTATGGGACACATACAACCCGACAATGATAGCTATTGAGAAGACCACGTTCACTATGGCTATAAAGCCATTCCTAGACGATGAGATGCGGAAGCGCGGTATCTACATGCACATCAAAGAACTAACTCACAACACTACCAGCAAAGAGACACGTATCCGTGGACTTATTCCTATCTGGGAGAGTAAAACTATCTTCTTTGTAGGTGAATGTGGTGATTTGATAGAGAACATGCGTACATTCCCCCGTGGACAGCATGACGATGTCATAGATTCCCTCGCGATGCAGTTAGAAGTTGCGTACAAACCGAACAATAACTCTGACTTCAATGACATTATGCTCGCCGATGAGCCTCTTTTCCCACAAATAGGCATATAGTACTATCCCCAACTCATACATATTGACAAATAACGTACAATACTTACATGAAAACAAAGAAAATCGTAGATGAAGTGCTAGACAATGCACCAGAACCTGTAGTAGAAGCTCCAGTGGAGGAAGTGGTAGAGGCCCCAAAGGCTAAAACAAAGGGAGCAGTATCTGTATTTGATACAAACGGCACATTTATTCGTGAATACAGTGCGGAAGCCCATGGAAAAGAGTACGCAGACCTTGCAAAGCAGTTCGCAATCAAGAAGGGATACTCACTAAAGTAACGTGATACGCAAGCAACTTAGAGACATACTGGTTGCGCAAGCACTGAACGAGATTCAGTTTGCTAGAACGTACAAGCAAGGAGCTGTCTGGAGGTGGCACGAGACTGAAAACCAGTTCTACCAACGCAAGTATGGTACTGATGGTCGCCAGAACACGGTAGACGATAGGAATATAGGCTCACAGAACAATCTAGAGAGCCGTGCAAACGTAAACCTCGGTAAGATGAGGTCTTTTGTACGTTCACTCCTTGCTAAGATAGATACCCCGCTTACATTCATCTACAAGCGTGGCTCTATCGCAGACCTAAAAAAAGCAATGCTTCTTAATGCTCTCAAAGAGCGTGATGCAAATATTGGGGATTGGGACATGAAAGACCTTTCAGGAAAGATGCAGGTGATTATGTATGACCGTGCAATCTTTGCGTACCATGCTGATTCAATAAATGGGTACCAATCTCACTTAGAGAACGTTGACGTATATGACTTCCTTATTGACCCGTCTGGAGGAGGTCTAGACATAGACATGGCCCTGTACTGTGGCCGTTTTGGTGTACGAAAGACAAAACAACAGCTACGTGAAGGTGTAAAGAATGGAGAGTACATCAGCACAGAAGCAAATCGTCTTATTCAGGGAGCAGGAAACCTTGCGAGCACTACCCCACAGGAGGAAATAAACAAAGAGAACCGCTATAGCTACATTGGTAGCCCTGCTAACCGTACTCTCACGGACACCAACATCTACAAGTTCTGGGAATGGTACACAACCTACGAGAATAAACGATACTACCTACTTCTTAACGAAGACGGAGGTGTGGCGGTACGTGTATGTGAACTCACTGAAATCCTACGTGAAGACCCTGTTCTTGGAGATGCACCGTGGCCTTTCTGGACATACTCAACACTCCCTGACCTAACAGAGTTCTGGACTCCTTCGTACACTGATGGGGTAAGTGAAGTGTTTATGGGTCAGTCAGTGTCTATCAACCAGATGCTAGATAATGCAGACCGCATCAACAAGCCACAGCGCAAGGTAGATGTGTCTTCGATAGAGAACCTTGCAGACCTTGTATATCGAAGGAATGGAATCATTCGCTTTAAGCCAGGGCGGGACGTAAATACTGCCTTCCAAATTGTTGAAACACCTAGTATAGATACTCCACTCAAGGTATACGACAAGCTGGAGCAGATTCAGCAGATGGAATCAGGTGTAACCGCAGCATCTAAGGGTTCATCAGATGAGGATAAGGTAGGTATCTACGAAGGAAACCTTGCACAGATGTCTGATAACTACGGACTGCTCAACAAGTCATACTCAAAGGGATACAAACGATTCGCTAAACTCTACTGGTATGGTATTGAAGACCATCTAACCAAGAAAGTAGCGGTTAAAATCCTTGGTCCAAAGGGACTAGAGAAGACCGTATTCGTAGGCAAGCGCGATATTAAGCCACAGAGTGACTACGAAGTACTAGTAGAGTCCTCAAACGCTGAAAGCCAGGGAGATAACACCGAGAAGCGTAACAAGCTCACTTTCCTTGGTATGTACCGTGGGAATCCTATCGTGAACCAGAAAGTTCTCTTTGAGAATGAGGCTACTATCGCAGGGTTCGCAGACGATGAGATTCGTTCAATGCTTGATGTGCAGGATGCCGGAACAGCTATGGTCATATCAGAGGCAGAGCGAGACATTGAAGACTTGATAAACGGCAAGATTATTGAGCCAAACATGCAAGCAAACACCGCATATGCAAATCACCTGCTTGATTACATGAAAGACCACCAGGAAGACATGGACGAGGATACTTTCCTACTATTTGTGGACTACATGCAACGTATACAGCCAGTAATCATGAGAAATATGGCTACACAGCTCACTAACAATCTTGCAAAGGAAGGTATGAGGGACAGTGTCGGTACACCACTTCAAGTACCACCAGACCAGCAACCGCTTGAGGCACCACCAGAGCAACAGACAATGGACCAAGCAACACCACAAGTAGCACTAACCGCACCATAAAATGGAATACACACTAAAAACAAAGGGGGAGACAGATGATTTTGAGAGCGTAATCACTATCAGTGGACTAACAAGCGATGTAACCATTCATTCGCTCCTAGACCACCTTGAGAGCACACAGAAGACTGCTAAGGAGGCACACACCACTATGCAGGTGAACGATATGTTTATCAGCGAGGCAGAAAAGACCATGCCACTACTTGCAGAGATACCAGAGGAGCACCGAGCACTTGCTTCACAGTACTTCTTCAAGCTAGAGGCTAATCGTCAGTCAAAAAGCCTTTTGGAGACATGCCAGAACACTATTGAAACATATACTACCCACCTCAAGGCAGTAGAAGAGGCAACAGGTATCAAGTGTTTGCCAGAGGTAGCACCTTTCCAGCTCGTAGACCTAAACACTTAGTATGCAAAAAGAAGATAAAGAGATGCTGAATGGAGAGCTGAAGAGCCTAAAGACACTACAGGACGTAGCGCATCTTGAGGGTGTACAAGTATTAGTAGCAGATACAAAGGCGGTAGTAGTGGCAACGCTCACCACTCTTGCGGGTTCCTACTTTGATAAGACAGAGCAGGAACTACGTTCACTATGTGCGACACTCCGCGCAAACCTTGAAATCTACCAAAAGATAACGGGTATAGATAACCAAGTAGAAGCAATAGAGAAAGCTCTAGAGTAGTCCTTTTTGGGCTTCACATGGTGACAAGTTTGGCTCCCCTCCGTTCTTGTCCCCAGTTGAAGCCCCGAAAGGTGGCTTGCAGAACTGTGGTATTATTAAGACACAATAGGGGAGGGTGGTACACCTTACGACTTTTGCGGCTAGTCCCCGTCAAATAACGACTAGGCAGTTATGCCTAAAACTAATTTTATGCCTGAAGAGGTAATCGCCCCAAAGGACGGGTCAAGTCCAGAGCAGAAGGAAACTGCACCAGTTATCACTCCTGATACTGAAACCTTGGATTCTTTGACAGAAGAGAAAGCAGAGACAGTTCCTCTAAAGAAGTACATGGAGGAGAAGCGTACTGCAAAGGAAGCAGAGGAGCGGGCAACTGCTCTTGAAAGCGAACTAGCCAAAGTGAAAGCAAATCTGGTAAATCTATCAGTTCCAGCCGTAAACGATGAAATAGTACGACTTGCTACTGAGTACAACGCAGACCCCGAACTACTTGCGAAGCTTATGACTATGGCTAAAACAGCCACAGCCAAGGAGATTCGTGAAGAATTGGACAAAGACTACGCCCCAGCAATCACTCGCCTTGAACAGGAGCGTCAGCAAGAGAAGAACGAGAAGAAGTTTAACGACTTGCTCGTGAAGACTCTTAAAGACATGCCTGAATACAACGGAATTGTGAATGAAGACGTAATCAAGTCACTTGCTTTCAACCCTTCTAACGCAAAGAAGACACTCCCGCAGATTCTTGAAGAAGCCTACGGAAACGCTATTGCAGGAAGGAAATCTATTGAAACAGGTCATACGGGTTCCCGTGGAGCTGATGAAGTAGACCTCACCAACCCAACGGCACTAGACTTCGACAAAATCAACGCCGACCCAGCCCTAAAGAAGAAGTGGGCTGAGAGTGCAGAAGCACAAATACGCCAGTACCTATAAGAAAAACGGAGGGGTCCTTAATTCTTAAAATTATTCCCCTATGTTAGATGCATTCGCTCGCGCATTCGACAACACCTATCAGGAGTTCTTCCCGAAGGTTCTTGTTGCAATGCGTATCGCAAACACACGTTTGCTCTCAAACCTTAGTTACGGTCAGTCAATTGACCGTGTCCGCTATGACATCAGCGCAGTAGATGTTCAGGACCGTACACCTCGTGTAGACGGTACTGTAGACCTCATCTCAGACGAGCGTGAGACTCTTACGGTAGACCAGGATAAGATGACCCTCTTTAACCTTTCCCAGAAGGAAATGGTACAGGCTGGTCCTCTTAACCCAGGTACTGTTATCGGTGGACAGGTTGCAATCAAGCTTGCTACCTACGTTGACGCTGACGTTCTTGGTGAAACACGTAATGCATTTGCTGACTTTGACACTGGCGACCTCACAACGCTTGTATCAAACGGTACTCCAATTACGCTTAACTCAACCACCGTTCCTCAAGCCGTAACTCGCCTCCCAGCTAAGCTTCGCAAGAACAACCAGAACCTATCTAATCTTGCCCTCGTGGTGGATTCATACGGTATCTCTGACATGTTCCAGTACCTTCTTGGTAAGAACGCTGACTTCGTCAATGCACTCTTCCAGAACGGATACGTGAACGAGCAGGTAGCAAGTGCTGAGGTGTATGTATCTGAGAACCTTACTGCTGAGGCAGTTCTAGGACTCGCTACTGCCCCTACTGATGGAGACACTGTCACCGTAAATGGTGTTGTGTTCACCTTCAAGGCAACTCCAGTGCTTCCTGGTGCTGTGGATATCGGTACTGCTGATGTATCTCGCGCAAACCTTGAGGCAGCTATCAACGGAGGAGCTGGTGCAGGAACTGCGTACATTGAGCTATCAGCAGCTAACCGCCGTGCAATCACTAAAACGTACCGCATTACTGCAACCAACAACGACACCACAAACAAGATGACGATTGTTGGTATTGGAGCAGGACGCCTTACTCTTAGCGAGACGTTCACTGATGCTACTGACGCTTGGGACAAGAACTTCATCCACGCTTACTTCGGTAAGAAGGGTGCAATTGACGTAGTTGTGCAGAAAGAGACAAAGATGGAAATGCTCCAGGAGCCAAAGCAGCCTGGTAGCAAGAACATCTCTTCAACTGTTATCTACGGAAAGAAGACGTTCTACGATGGTGCTCAGAAGTTCCTAGACTTCCTCATCGCTGCGTAAGTCTAGTGAAAATTATCAGATAATACTTCACTATGCCCTTACCTATACTGTCCCTTGGGGACGTATCTGGAGGTCTGGAGAATACATGACGTTCCAAACGAACGCCACGAGTTCTGCCGCAACCTGTACTGTGGGCGTTCATTACCTACAGTCCTAGTTATGAGCTTCTTCTGTCCTTATTCTAAACAAATGAGGACAGGGATAAGCCTATAAATTATGCTGACTACTACCCAAGACATCATCACCTGGTTTGAGACTCTTATTGGAGACGCTACCGAGCTTTCTTCAGAGGATGAGCTTATCCTATTGCAAGAGACATACGATGAAGTGTTGCGCTTCAAGGAGTGGGAGTTCCTAAAAAAAGAGGCTACGGGAAGTATCAACGGCACAGATATTACTCAACCAGCTGACTTTGACCGCCTATGCGTAGACCCTGTCATTTATCTAGGAGACAAGTACAACCCTCACCAAGTCATTCCATTCACCGAACGCAGGTCGTATGTCGGGCAGAATCTTTATTTCTACTACGATGCCCGTCAAGAGAAGTTTGTCTCGCTAAGTACAAAAAACACCACCTACTCTTTTGACTACATCTACACCCCACCTGCTCTAAACGTAGCCACAGACGACACAGCCAGTGCTCCTGTATTCCCTTCTAAGTTCTGGTACTTGCTTGCTCACAAAATGGCGACCTCAAATGACATCATCAACTTGAGTGAAAAGGCACGTTCGTATGCTCAAGAGAATAATGCGATATACAACGCGCAGCTAAACAACCTAGCTACGTGGAGTGACTCACTATCGTTGTACCGTTCGTACGGGTCGGGCTAAAATAGAAACAGTATGAGGAAAAAAAGAACTCCAGTTACAGACGAAACGCGGGAAAAACTTAGGCAAGCTTCTTTGCGTAATGGCAACCGCCCACCCTCAATGAAGGGTAAAAAAATGAGCCAGGAACAAAAAGCAAAAATACGAGAATCAAACCTCGGTAAGGAACGCTCATTAGAAACACGCAAAAAAATGAGTATTTCTATGATTGGTGCCCGTAGGAGACTTGGTACAAAAACTTCGGACAAGGCAAGGAAACGAATGTCCGAAGCACAACGAGCAATTAGTCAAAGAAAAGGGAGCTACATTGTAAAACAATGTGCAGAGTGCATGGCTCAGATGGAAGGGAAAAAGTCTGTAATAAATAAGAAAAAGTTTTGCGGTGTTGGGTGTCGTAATAGTGCGCGTACAGGTGAAAGAAGTTGGGCGTGGAAGGGTGGGATTACACCACTTACTAAACAAATACGTCATTGTTTCAAGTCTAGGCAGTGGCGTTCAGACATTTTTGCGCGTGATGATTTTACGTGTGTTTTGTGTGGAGAAAGAGGTGGAGAGATAAATGCAGACCACTACCCAGTTCTGTTCTCAGAAATTTTCCAAAATAACAAAATAACCTCCTTAGAGGAGGCTCTTATCTGTGAGGAGTTTTGGAACATTAACAATGGACGCACACTCTGTGTGCCGTGTCATAAAGCCGAAACGGCCTTCTAATATGGCACCTAGTCTACTGACAGCATTCTTTGGTGACGGGTGGCTATATTTAGCCTATTCAGACGGGACATTGGTACGCAGGTTCATTAAGGAAAACACCTCGTGGGAGATAGTAGAAACACCCAAGGCTAAAAACTACAAGCTACAGGTACCAGATAAGCGACCACAAAGCCTATGAGAGACTTCAAGACTCAACTCTACAACTCAGGTATACAGAACAAGGTAGATTCTGAGCTTATTGCACAGGACGCTGCTTCTGACTCCCTCTCGTGGATTACCGAGGACGGACGTATTCAGCTTGCTCGTGGACGACAGGAGGAAGGAACTGACGCTAGTGTTGCTGTTGGTGGTATCTTTGGCGAGATATTTGCACCACAAAATGATGGCGGGTCTGTTCATTTTAGGAAGAAGAATACCAAGATTCAATACAACCTAGCAGGGGTATGGACTGACATTGTTACAGGACTCACTGATGCTTCTCTCTACTTCTTCGCTCCCTACGCATCGCTTGCAGGAAACTTTGTATATGTTGGTGGACCAGACGGGCTATATAAGATACACACATCATTCCCTGCCACGGCCAAGAATATGTATGATGCTTCCAAGAACCATAAGGGCTTCATACTTATCAACGAGTCCCGCATGTTTTTGTGGAACAGGTTTGATGTACCTACGGATAAGACCGCGCTCTACCTTTCCAAGATAGACCCACAAGGTACTAACTACACAACGGTAACTAACGAGAACCTTGGAGCTTCTGGAGCAACTACATACACAGGAACCCTCGCTGCAATAAGTGCAACGCGCTTCGTGTTCGGTATAAACATCACAGGAACCACTGGTACAGGTGTTGAGACATTCACTGACAATAACAATGGTGTGCTTACGGGCAACCTTGGAGGCACTGGAACGATTAACTACGCAACAGGGGAGTACTCAGTGACATTCCATGCCGTCACAACCGCAGGAAATATTGAAGCAGACTACCAGTGGGAGGATTCAAACATCGGCGGTATCACAGATTTCACCTTCTCAGCACCTCGTGTAGCAGGTGAAGGTGACTTTATTCCCCAGGAATATCTTGGAGAGCCTATACAGAACGTCATTCCGTTTGATAACAAATACTACTCGCTCAAAACTACCTCAGTATATGAGCTAGACCTTACGGCAGACGACACAAACGCAACAAATGCGGTCTACCGTGCAGATATTGGTATCCCGTACTACCGCGCAGCTAAGGCTACTGGCAAGGGAATCGCCTATATGGATACCGCTAACCCTTCTAAGCCATTCCTTTCCATGCTTATTAGGAACCCTGTTGGTGGAAACCTAGAGCCTATCAACCTTTGCCCGCTATTTGCCTGGGAAAACTACCAGTACGACCAGTGTGTGATAGATACGTGGGGTGAAAACATCGTTATATCCGCCAGAACGGCAGATTCAGACAACAATAACCGCCTATTCTTGGTAAATACCACTCAAAAGTATTCTGTGGACGTCTCGTACTACGGCGTGAACACGTTTGCACAGAATAGTGGGTTACTTTATGGAGGAAGTTCAATTGCAGAGGTAGTGTATGAACTATTTTCAGAGTTTGACGACCTCGGTACGACCATAGACAACTACTGGGAAGGTAAAGACGAGAATTATGGAGACGATACGCTAAAACGCTTCCGCTACCTACAGCTTAGTGGTTTGATTGAGCCTAACCAGTCCTATGAAGTGTGGGCGTACTACGATGGGGGAAGTGCAGAACTACTTGGTACGGTAGTGGGAAATGAAAGCTACGTAGATATAAATGCTCCACAGCTCATTGGTACCAAAATGATAGGCACAACGCTTGTGGGTGGTGGTACATTCGTCACAGTGTTCCCGTACTTGCTCCAAATGCGCGTGAAGACACCAAAGTTTCGCGTCCGTAAACTACGGTTTGAGGCTAAGGGATATGGATACGTGTCTGTGGAGTGGCAGAAGGACTTTGACATTCTAACCTTTGAGCAAAAGATACCAACAAAGTTCAGGCAGAAGCAATTCGTCTCTAAGGACGGGCTTACTACTGACCTGCCTAACTTCCCCACAGCTTGACAACTATGACTATGCTATTATTACTAAAAATAGGAGGGGATTTAACTTAGTACTATGACTAAATCCATAACCTCAATTGCGGCAGACTTCACCAAACAAATTGCAGACTCCATTGCAATTGGTGACACTACCTTCACGCTCAACAGTCTCACTGACTCTGATGGGGTTGCTCTTGCTGACCTAAAGCTCTACGGCTTCACGATAGATACGGGGGCAAAAAAAGAGTATGTAGTAGCTACGCTATCCTCTGGTACTTTCACAGGAGTAAAGTCTATCTCTCGCCAGGGAGCAGTTACTACAGGTTTCACTAAAGAACACCGTATTGGTGTATCGGCTCAAATCACTGACCACGCTGCGCTATACCGTGTCGTGGCTACACTTCTTGGTGTAAACGACCTAGATGCTGGGGTTGCGCTCAAATACGATGGTGCTCCTGCACAGACAGCACCTAACGCACTCGCTACTGTCCAGTTTGTTCTTGATACTGCAAATGGTGGAGCAGTATCTTTTAATGCGACCAATGTTGCCGGTATTGTTGGTGAGAACGTAACAGCAGGAGACTGGGTGTATCTTAAAGAGTCAGACGGGAAGTGGTATCTCACTGACGCAGACGACACCGCAAAATCAGTAAACGTAAAGATTGGAAAGGTACGCGCCACTACCACAAGCGGTAACGGAGTAGCAGGAGGTATCTTCGTAAATGGACAGGAGACAGTAGGTACCTACGTTGCTGGTACTACCTACTACCTCTCAAATACCGCAGGAGAGCTTGCTACAAGTGCTGGTACTAACTCCGTGATTGTTGGTGTGGGGGATGATGGTGGAGATTTAGTGTTTAGAACTTCTGGGGTGCTAGCAAGCACGTCTGTTGCTGGTGGAGCAGAGGAAGCAACCGCCGCAGAAATTGTTGCAAGAACTGGTACAGGTGCAACGGGTGCCCGTTTATTTATAAACCCGTCCACACTATATGCTGCATTAAAATTTGGCGGTAGTGGTGCTGATGGTGCACTTTCAATTACGTCTGGTACTACTACAATAGACCTCGCTGGTGCACAATACATAGTTAAAAACTATACAAGTATAAGTATCACTGGTACTGGTAAACTTGCTTTCAGTAACCCTCATGCAAACGGCACAACGATTGTACTGAAATCACAGGGAGATGTAACACTTACTTCAAGTAGTGCTCCAATGATTGACTGTTCTGGTTTGGGTGGAAACAACAACACGGATGGTATTAGTTTTGGTACATTCAAAACAAAAGCAGGGTCGGGACATACTGCTGCCTCTACACTACCAACAGCTATCTATATGGCAGCGTTTCACTTCACATCAACTCTACTTTCGTGGAAATATACACGGGCATTCCTCGGTGCTGGAGGATATGATGGTGACGCAATCTCTGGTGGTATCGGTACAATCACCGCTTCAACAGGTGGGCGTGGTGGTGGCTGCCTTTTGATGGAGTGTGGTGGAGCTTGGAACTTCACAACAGCAGGCGGCATCTCTGTTGCTGGAAAAAACGGAAATGCTGATGGTACACCGAACCTTAACAACTCCACCGTATATGGTGGAGGTGGTGGTGCGGCTGGCTTCTTTATGGCCATATACAATACCCTTACCGCAAACAGTGGAACGGTCACGGTCACTGGTGGGTCTTCAGGCAGTAACCTAAGTAATGGCAGTGGTGGTTCAGGATACCGTGGCTCTGGTGGTGGTAATGCAATAAATCTAGGTACAGACGGAACAGCATCTGGTGGAGGTGTTGGAGCGACAGGGCTTTCATTTGTCGTTGCTAACACCGAATTTGTCTAATATGAGTAAAACCGTCTCAGTTAAAGTAACCGAATACTACATCTAACATGCCTCCACAAATCAACGACCAGTCTACACAAGCACAAGGCGCAGAAGCGGTGAACTATAACCGTGACCAGGCTAAAAAACTTGGTATTGACATTCCAGGCTCTACATACACAGGTCCCACGATGTCTGCCTTCCAAAACCCAGCAAACACACAACAGACAGAAGCAGACCGTTTTCAACAGCAATTATACAAAGATGTAAACGCTCCTATAGACCAGGGTGCTATTCGTCAAAACTACATAAATCAGTTCCAAGACCAAATAAATGCACTCAATCAGGTGTATGACAACCAGCTTGCACAGGCTCGTCAGGAGGGAGTGGGCAGAGTAGGCTCTGGAACCGCTATTTTGGCCCGTAGAGGGCTTGCAGGTAGTCCGCGCGGGGAATCTATCAAAGAGGGTGTTTTGACACAAAATAGAGGCATAGAGAACAGTATTCAGAACGAACGTAACGTGGCTGTCCAGGCTATCTATGGAAAGGCTACACAACTCGCCGCGCAAGAGGCAGCAGACAAGCGAGCAGCGAAAGAGCGTGGTGCTTCTGCCTACCTAGACTATCTCAAGGGACAGGATACTCGCCGTGCAGATAACCTTACGAGTACTGTTGGTGCGCTTATCTCTCAGGGTATTGACCCAAGTACGATGAATGCTGAAGAACTTTCTAACCTTGCTAAGACTCTTGGCGTAGATACCCAGAATATTCTCGGGTCATATAAAGTAGCAAAAGCACAGGCGGATGCAGAACAGGCAGCAGCAGAAGCAAAGGCAATGCAGGAAGGACAGTTTAACCTTTCAGAAGGCCAGTCTCGCTACGATGCACAGGGTAATGTAATTGCAAGTAAGGGTAAGACGTATGCTCCAGGCACAGGAAGCGGAGGTTCTGGTAATCCAGCAGTTGATTCTTGGGTATCTCTCATTAGTTCTAAACAGGCAACTATTGCCAATGTACCCGCAGCTCTAAAGAACGCGGTAGCTGTTGCGCTTGGTAATGCTCCAGCAAGTTCTGGAGGACAGTCTGATACTACAAAGAGTATTCTTTCGCTCATTACACAGCTTGAGGGACGCAATACTAATGACATTACGGGAATTCCTGGAATCGGTGCGATTATTCCAGGGTCTGACTACCAGAGAACTAAGAACATATACGACCAATTAAAGGGTCTACTTTCTCTTGAGAATAGGTCTATGTTGAAGGGTTCTGGTGCCATCTCCGACTATGAAGCAAAGACCCTTGAACGAGCTGCATCGTCACTCGGTACAAATCTTGGAAACAAAGACTTCAAGGACGAACTAATGAAGCTAAAGACAGAGCTTATGGCTGCACCTGCACCAACAGCAGTGATAACAGCACCAGACGGACAGCAAATAGAAATCATTGACTAGCACTATGGCGATACAAATGACCCGCGCGGAGTATCAAGCAAAATACGGAACTGCTCCTGCGGTAGCTACAAGTACGCCTATTAGAATGACTCGTGCTGAGTACGAGGCTAAGTATGGAGCACCCGTACAAGCTCCTATAGCTCCAAAGTACAATCCAGTAGACACACTCAAGGGTAAGACTACATTCCCTGCGAATACTGAGACATCAAACCCACTAGGAAACGTAGCAAGAACTTTCGGTAATATTCCAAGTGACGCTTTCGGCATCGCCCGTGCTGCGGTTGCTCCTGTAAATCCGCTAGATACAGGTAGTTCTATGAATATAGGCGCAAACATCTCAAAAGGATTTGGCGCGGTGAAAGATATTGTAAAAAATCGTGGTCTTGGTAATGGTCTAAAGGATATTGCAGGAGGATTTGCAGACACGGCAACAAAAGTATTTAAGGCACCAGGAGAGTTTATTGTTGGGGAAACGCTGAAGGCAGCACAAGACCCAGCAAAGTATGCAAGCGATGTGGCTACAACTGTGTCAAAAGTAGGAATTGAGCACCCGCTTCTAGTACCGTCACTTATTTATGGTAGTGGCGCGAAGCCAATAGTACCAGCACTTGATGAGGCAACTATACTTTCTACTCTCGGGGACAATACCGTAAATCTTGCGAAAAAACTTACTCAAAGGTCAGAAAAGCAGATAGCATCCTCAGTGCTTGGAAACTATAAGGCTGGTGTAAAACCTCTTATAAACGCTAAGACTACACCAACTCTCGCCGCAAAGTACGATGAAAAGGTAGTAAACGCTGTAAAGACCATCAAGGATAATAAAGCTGGCCTTGTCTTCACAGACGAAGCAGGAGCACCAATCACAGGACAGTCTCCAAAGACACTACAACAATTCTCTGATGCTGTTGAACAGACAAAAAAGAGTGTATTTGCTCAATATGATGACCTTGCAAAGAAAGCAGGAGATGCTGGTGTGCGTGTTGATGTAGCACCTATTGGGGCTGAACTTGATACGGTAATAAACAACAAGGCACTTGCGCTCACGAATCCTAAAGCGATTAAATACGCACAAGAACTACAAGACCGTCTTGCATCTACGGGAGCACTGGACGCAACCACTGCTCAGGAGGTAATACAAAACTACAACAAGTCTTTAGAGGCTTTTTACCGCAACCCTTCATACGATAATGCTTCACAGGCAGCGATTGACTCGCTTGTTGCAAACAAGATGCGTGAAACGCTAGATGCGGGTATTTCTGGTATGACAGGGACACAATACGGTGCTCTAAAATCTCAGTATGGAGCACTTAAAGCTATAGAAAAAGACGTAATCAAGGCAGCAATCCGTGATGCTCGTAAGAATACAAAAGGTCTTATAGATATGACCGATGTGTTCTCTGGTGGTCAGGTAGTAAACGGTATTCTCTCAATGAATCCAGGAATGATTGCATCTGGTGCAACACAGAAGGGTATTGCAGCCTTCTACAAGTACCTAAATAACCCGAACAGGGCAATAAATGCTCTGTTTAAGGAAGCAGATAAACTGCCTGTTCAATCTTTCCAAGGAAAGAACTTGCCAAACCAGAGCTTATTACAGACTCCAGCAGCAAGTGTCATTCCCAAGACTGTTAGTACAAATCCCATGGGCACAAATGTAGCACAGAACGGAATAAAGGCAAAGCCTCTTAGTATCCCCGAGCAGACTCGAACTGCTATTTCTTCGGTAGAAACGAAGGGGTCTAATCCATTGACCTACAGGGATAAGACGCAGTTTACATTGTCCCCTATACGAAAACTATCTTCTGCGGAGACTAAATATGCCAATGATGTAAAAAAAGTGTTATCTGGAGATAAGGATATTGTTGAGATAGGTAATACCATTGGTCCACTATCTTCTGATGGAAAGGTACGCCCTATAGTTCTTAGTGAGAAGATTGCAAAAAAGATTCAAAATGACCACGGTTCTATTTCGGTGGATAATTTGGTGATAAATGCAAATGACTGGAGCGTTGCAGTAAAGAATCTAGATGGCAATAAGGATAAGATAAACCTTATTAAGAAGGTGTCAGGTTCAGATAGCTACATTGTGCTTGCTATGAATAGAGATAATGGTTTCTTCACTGTTTCCCACTATGAGGTAGTTCCAAAAGGAGGCAACGAACTAAAAAGCCTCCTCGGAAGAGGAGACTTGGTAGGTCCTGACGGCTTACCCATGGTTCCACAGAACTTTCTTGACGTTTCTTCTGCTCTAGGCAGGTCTAGTGGGTCTAAGAAACGCTGATACACATACTATACTGTATCTATACACAAAACACAATATGCCTCCAGACAACACAGAACTAGAAGGAATCCTCCTAAACACCGCAGAATCTAAGGATATTGCGGAAGCTACTCTGTTGGAAACTTCTAAGGTTAAAGATGCTGTAGAGGGCCTCGAGGCACCTCTTGAGGCTATTGCGCTTGCTCTAAACAGTGATGAAGAGAATGTTGTTGATGATGGAGCTGTTATTACCGTAAAAGGACGCCGTGGGCCTCCTGGTAAGGACGCAGACCCAGAAGCCGTTGCCTCTATTCTTGCTTCTGATGAGATATTCGCAGAGAAACTGAAGGGTAAAAAAGGTGACAAGGGTGAAAAGGGAGATACTCCAGTAAAGGGGGTTGAGTATTTTAATGAAGACGACGTTGAAGTCATTGTTAATGAGGCAGCACTACGCGCAGCAACACTTGTTCCAGTTCCAAAAGACGGAAAGAAAGGAGATAAGGGTGAGAAAGGAGATACCGTAAAAGGCCCAAAAGGAGATAAGGGAAACGATGGAAGCCCTGACACTGCAGAGGATATTGCCAAGAAAGTAAATACGCTCAAAAAAGCAATAGATTTCAGTGTTCTAAAAAATATCCCTGACAACCTAGGTGGTAGGAACACTCCTGGGGGTGGTGGTGGTCAAAATATCACCGTACTAGACGAAACAACGGTACTTACAGGTGTTTTACAGCAACTCCAGTTCGTGGGGGCAGGTGTAACCGCAGTATCCATCTCTGATGGGGTTATTGTCGTGACTATCCCTGGCGGTAGTAGCGCACAAATCGCTACAGAAACAGTCATAGCAACAGACGCGGGAGGAAATAACGTAAATATAGACCTCACCCAGCTCGCTAATCCGTGGGCTTCTGTTGAGTTTGTGGCTAGAAACGGTGCTATTCAGGATAGGAGTAAGTGGTCTATTGTTGGCGATACACTAACGCTAACGGGAGCAGTTTCAACAAACTCTTACCAGGTTCAATATACATACTAGGTTATGCACAACAAAATAAGTCAAGATAAAACGTATACTATGGCCATGAAACTTTCTTATTTCGTGATAGCAATTTTACTTCTGGGTATTGCTCCTATCGCTAAAGCGCAGACACTAGACGCAGACCAAACCATAGACTCTCCCTACAGTGGGTGGGTACATGCAGTATCACAATTTGCACCACTTCAAGCATCTTCTACACCGTTTTTCTCTAACTTTTATGCGACACTTGCGAACATAACGCAACTTTGTCTATCTGGGGATTGTAAGACTGCGTGGCCTGGTGCAAGCTCAGGCAACGTAGCAACCTCCTCAGCAGAAACATCTACCTACATTCCTTTTTGGACTTCAACTGCGGGTACTCCTGCTACTCTTTCAGGAGGTGTATCGGGCTTTACATGGGATAACACCGCCAAGCGACTTACGGCGACCTATGCCAGCACAAC